CGGTCAGGTTCTTGTAGGACTCTTTATTAACGTCCTCTTGGGCTTCCCAGTACGCCTTGACCACGCCAACCTTCATCATCAGCGCATCTTTGAACCAGTTGTGCAGGATGATTAGACCGTCATTCTCACGGTAGAACACCCAGTTACAGTAGTCTGTGGCCTGTTTAGCGGACTCCTCATCTTCTGGAGTCTGAGGCTCAAAGGAGACAATATCCTCTGTGGTCGTAAAGACCCGGATAAGTTGGGGTAATGCACCGTCGATAGCCTCAGCTACCTCACCAGTTACGATCTGGCTACGGCCTTCTACCTCGTTGCCATACGGATAACGTAGGTAATACTCTAGTGCTTTGGATCGCTGATCCGTAGTCTCGGTATCAATGTATCCGATGGAGTTATCGATTTCGTTTTCGATAATCCCCTTGATTTGACCCTCATCCATCTTCATAGCAAATCCTTATGGGTTTTGCCTATTATACAATCCATTTCGTTGAAATTGGCAACGATGTCTGCCATGAACTATCGCCTTCGTCAAGACCTATCGCTAGGTATCTGAAAGCGTCACTCATATGACTAGACCAGTCATGTAGCGGCTTCTCGTAGAATATCTGCCGCTTCTCGTCATGTTCCCTACGATAGTTCCGTAAGGCATCTAGCCCCGGCTTAGTCCTCGGATGAAACCAGCATCTAGGTAACAGTCTCCTGACAGCCTGAATCCCGTCAGCCACAGACAATCTAGGCGCAACCGTTATGGACAGTCCTGCTTCCTCTAGCACTTCCTTACGGCTCTTGCCTGTGCCTAGTTCCCTTACCTGTACGTCATGGGGCAGGATATGGGTGAATCCCTCGTACTTGTTGTCTCTTAGCCAATTAACGTACCAATCTAGCCCCTGCCCATGATTTTCGACGCAATCAATGAGTCTAATTTCTTTTCCAGCCAGTTGAGCAACCCAGATAGCTGTAGAGTCACCCATACCAAGATCCCACGCAGTAAAGCTACGGCACAGATCGTCACGAGGAAAGTCACTAATATGACCATCCCTTTCAAGGTCGTTAATAAGTTTCCCATAGTAACTACCCTCGACCGCTGCGTTAAAGGAACACTCGAACTCTTGGTTGTACTTGTCCTCCCCCATCTCTCGATAGGCAGCTTTAAGCTCGGACTCAGGCAGAACACCTGTCTCACTAGCCTTGTACTCTAGGTACTTCCAGCCTTCTTCAGACTTAGCTCTATCGGCTAGTTCAGCGAAATGGTTAGCACCTTTAGGAGTGCCAATGAAGCAAGCCCACCCAAGACGGTCGGCAAGAGCAGGTCTGAGGATTTCGTTCCAAATTCTCGGATTCTGATCGCCAACTTCGTCGATAACCACGCCATCGAAATACTGACCGCGCAGACTGTCAGGATTATCAGACCCATAAAGACTAACCCTACGCCCCCAAAAATCAACCCGTAACTCAGCAATGTTGGCAGTTGCATTAAGCGGCCTTGTGTACTCTAGTAGGTAATCCCAAGCGACTCTCTTGGCTTGGCTGTAGGTAGGTGCAATGTAAGCAAACCGTGGGTTAGGCTTGTCGCACTCTATCGCGGCTTTGATAAGGTGATTGATTGCGCTAACAGTTTTCCCAAATCTTCTGTGCGCAACTACTACGGTGAACCTGTGGCTGTCGATAGCATCGTGTATCTCTAGCTGGAGTTCCCTCGGCTCGTAGCTTATGACTATCTCTGTCACTTAACGTATCCGCAGTTCAAGCACTTGTTGTTCACTAGGAACGCGCTGCATTGTGGGCAATTTACTGGCTTATAGCTCATTTCCGTCCTCCCCATCTCACAATATGCTCTTGGGCTTCCCCATCCTTACCTGTTACCTCTGTCCTAGCTAGCTTGGGTATATGGTACTCAGATAGCTTCTGCATTAGGTCTAGTGCCTTAGCTGGATCAGGCTTTAAGCCTAGCACCTCATCGCCCTCTGCTACCCTCTGGAGCCATCTGTCCATGTAAGGCACATTCTTCTCTAGCAGAGTAGCAATAGCATTACGCACTACCGCAGTAGACTTATTAGGCACTCCTGCTGGCCTACCCTTACCTGCGTTAGTTAGCCCCGGATAGGCTGTAGTCGGCTCATCTTTAGTGTCACTTGTTTCCATTTTTGCATTACCTCTCAGGTGTCATGCCTTACCGCTTGCCTTGTCAAACATATACTCAAATTGATTTGCTACAAAAATTGCATCTTCGTCATCTAAGCTATCTAGCGGTATATCCCTGCCTGATGATGTTCTTACAAAATCGACACCTTTAGGCAGATGATTGTTTCTGAACCATGTGATAAACGCCCTAGCTTCTGTTTGTGTCATTGCATTATCCTCTGGATGTCATGCTTACTTCTTTGGTTTCTTCTCTTGTTTCTTTGGTAACTCTACTTGAGTTGTTCCTAGTAGTCCTATTGGGATTCCTGCTGCTAATAAGTCTGTCTCATTTACCCTAGCTGGATCAAATGCAGCAAAACGTGAACGAATCCTCGATGGGTCAAAAACAACCTGCGTAGTGCCTTGTGACCCTAACATATTTGTAGGGAAATCAACTCGGTCGTATCCAGCACGTTTTGCTTGCTTTAGAATTTTTGCAGCCGCAGAACCAGTTGTTCCATCAAGCACAGTTGATGATTTAACTGGATCAGATGTTCGCAATCTCAACGGCATTACATTCCCGCCTTCGTTGCTACCTTTAGCCCAAATAAACTCATTTGCTACCTTGGGGTTTGTAACAGTAAACACACCTTCAAGAGCATCAGAGCCAGATGACCCAAGTTTACTCATATCAAACGCATCAAAACTTTTAGTCGTCCCGTGATAAACATCATCACCAAAGCCTAAAGCCTTAGCCCTATCCATCGCCGTATTGTCTGGAGGCAATCCAAGCATTTCTGTGGCATTTTTCTGAGCCACCTCATTAGCTACCTGAAATTGTGTCTTTGATAACGGTTTTAGACTACTTTGGAACTGAGCAAGATCAAATATCTTCTGGTAGTACGGAGTCTGCGTTATGTCACCACCAGCCTGTTTGACAGCCCTATATTGCTGTTCTTCTTCCTTAGTGGGCAAATATCTAGCGGTAGTCTGAGCTAACCATTCCTGCGGATTGTCAGCCAAAAGCCCAACACTAGCCTTTGCAGCCTGTTTACGCTGGTCTATCCAGTTCGTTAAGCCCGAAAGTAATCCGTCAGCCATAGATAGCCTCGTACATATCTGGGCGGTTCTCTAATATCCACGCCCTCGGTTCTTCGTGACATTTCTTGAAATCAACACCTACCGTCTGGCTTCCTGCATGATGCACATAAGCCCTACTAACGAAATGCTGATAACCCGCCACGTTCAAGTCATGGCATATTATATTATCTGAATACCAATTAGTACTTGGGAACTTAGCGATATTCCATGCCTCTCGGCTGATACTTGCCCAGATCGGCGCAATTACCGGAGTTACCTTAATTTGCTGCTCACTCGCCCATCTAACCCCGTCCCTTGAATCCTTTTCGGACGGGAATCTGATGTTTTGATCCGGCAACACATAGTCGCTCCTAGCCCCTAAAAACCCGACTTTGAAGCCTCTTTCCTTCAAAACCGCCGTATCTTCCCGCATTAACGATAGCGTATCTGGATTAAGAACCACATCATCGTTAGCTAAAATTAATGAGTCAAACTTGCCATGTTCAAAGGCGTAATCAACGGCTGCGTTATAAGCATCTCCGAAATTGGTAGCAGGATTGGGTCGGTAGATAAGGTTTTCTGTGATCTCTCTTGCTCTTGCCCAGAGTCCCAAATTATTAGAACAAAGGTATACGGGTAACTTGTCACCATAGCAACGAATAGATTCCAGCAGCACCGTAATGCCGGGATTGTTTACCGTACAGATTACGATTGCTTGCATATGCCCCAGAAATATAAATCTGCCGGACTACTGTTAACTGAAAACTCATACACTGTAAACTTATCTAGATCGCAGTTTTCCCTAAAGTCCTGCTCCGTTAGGTTCCGGTAGTAATCACCGCAAAATGGCGCATCATCCGGGCTTGTGCGCCTCGTTCCATGTTCAGCCCTGCCCGTAGTAGCACAGGTAAAGAAAACCAGTCCAGAAGCCATCCTGACCATATTATTAAAGGTATTTACCCACTCAGGGTTATGCTCAAAGCACTCGCAGCTAGCCACAACGTCAAAACTATCGTCAGGGTAGGTAAGTTCCTCACCCTTAGCCACTACGTCAACTCCTCGGCCTTCACCCAGATCAACCCCGGTATAGTCGCAAGCCACAAAGAATTGACGGATGGAACCGTTAATGTCCAGACTTCCTACTTCTAATACC